AGACCTTGACGCCCGTTTTACCTGTCATAATACACAATCTGTTATGTTACTTAATAAAGGGATGGGTTCAGTCTATTGTTTTTATAGTTTTTGTAACCTACTGAAAGAAATAACCGTTACACCAAATCCCCAAACCACTAATTAATTTTTTTCTTCTTTAGTGTTTTTAGGTTCCTTCCTATTTTTCTTAAACATCTTTGAAACAAAAAAACAATTAAAATAAACGATAGACGTAAGCCCATTAATTTTTTCAGAAGAAAATTGAAAGAATAAAAACAAATAATACAAACCTTGATTGGAGGCCGTAATTATCGATTACTTGTGAAAATTAATGCTTTAGACCTTCCTACCCTGTGGTCTGCTCTCAAAGGCAACGAAGATTTTCAGATGTGTTATGACGAAGCGCAAACTACTTGTTTAGATGTACCCGGTTACGTCAATAGTAGTGTAGTTCTTATTGCGATTTTTGCCGAAGCATTAGTTTTCATATTTTTGTTTATATCTACTCGCGTAATGTTAAAACATCGTAAAAAGTCTCGTAAAGATAATGGAGCCGAGCGAGGGCAGGGCCATAATAGAGAGGCTTGATAGTCTCCGAAATAGAATGGACCGACAAGATGGTAGAATTGGTGAAATCGTTGGCTACATACGACAACCGTATGAAAATACTAGCCGTCTTATGTCACTAGAACACAAAGTAGATGAAATAAAAAAGGACATTCAAGAAATAAAAGCAGGTCCGGTGTACTCGCTAGACCGAGCAATAAACAAAAAAATCGCAAAAAGTGGCGGAATTCTTATGATTTTGCTAATTTTAGCCCAAAGTTTAGCGATGATTTAATAATCAGCGAAAATAGTCATTCTTTATGGCAGAGCGTGAGCGCAGTCGTTTTCCTTGGTTTAGACGACAAGTAAAAGCAGAAGAGAAACCACAAGAGCGAATTGCTACTAATACTACATTAAGAGTAGCAGCAGGTATTCCCGACATTATGCGGGACACCGAAGTTCTACAAAAAGATAGCAACTTTGACAATGAGTTTGATTTGTACGACAAAATGATTAAATTAGACCCTGAACTCAACGGTGCAGTCCGGGCCGTAAGCCTAACCGCTAACAATTATGAGATAGATTACTCGCGTGGCAAAAACGGCACAATAAGAAATGCTATCGAAAAACTTGTTCACACAATAGACTTTGATGATTTCTTAATCAATGCTATGCGTTCCCTTATGGTATATGGTAACGACATCAATAAGTTAGTAGGAAAAGCGGGTACTGGTATTACAGACCTACAAAGCCTTCCTGTAAAACAAATGACCATAGTTGATGAGCGTGGCGGAATAGAATCATATTTCGTAGCCGATGAAGACTCTCCAATTATTCGTCCTGTAACATATATGTTACGTGAAGCAACACTTTACGAACAAGCATTTCCAGTAGATGAAATTATGCACATTCGTATTGATTATCGTTCTAACTGGTTCACAGATAACAAAGGACGACGTACTTACGGTGTATGGGGAGCATCCAGATTTACTTCCCTAAAACAACCAATTCGTGCAAAGTATAACACTATTAACAATCGCGTTTCACTAGAAGATGCGATGACAAAACAATTTATTACAATTGACAAATCTGCTATTGAGCATATACAAGACCCACTTGAACAAAAAGAAAGACTGACTTTTATTATTGATGAAGTTATCAAACTTTTCGATGGACTGAGAGGCGACCAAATACCAGTGCTTCCGCACTATGTACAATTACATCATGTAGATTTACAAAACACTATACCGTCTTCGGCAGATTTCCTAGATACTATTAACGCAGACATCGCAGCAGTTTTACAAGTACCGCGTGTAGCCTCTGGTCAAGAGCGTGGCTCAACCTTTGCTGCAACATACAATGCAAATCTTTGGGCTGTGCAAGCAATTAGCCGTCTTCAAAAGATTCTTGGCGAAGCAGTTCATAAATTATTTTCAATGCACCTTGAGTTACTAGGAATTAGTCATAGCATGGCTGATATACCACCAATTAGATTTGAGGCTATGAATGAAGAGTCACCTCTTGCTATGATGCAAAGGGCGGTACTTGGCTACAACGCTGGCATCATTACTCTAAACCAAGCCTTAGACATGATTAATTTGCCGTTGGCTGATAGAGAAGGTCGCGAAAGAAAGAAATCTTCAAACAACAGTCGTGACATAGGTGACTTGCCTAGAGAGGATTCTCAACCGGGCGCGTCGGATTTGATGAAAGATGAGTAAAAAAAATGGTAGGTCGTTTAACGACAAGATGATAGCACGTACTGTCCTACCAGTCATTTACTTATGGATGGCATCTGCTGGCGCAGTTGTCGCTATGGGCATCTATGCACCAGACGTAGTTTTAACTAATCTTGATGGTTTTATCGCGCTGATTGCTATTATCGGCGGTGTTGCTGCTCCAGCCTTTAACACTCTTATGCGTATGTGGGAATCAGAACAGGCAGCAGAAGTGGCTGAAATACCAGCAGACTTTGTGCATGAAAGAGAAAGAGAAGTTGACCAACATCAACATACAATGGTTGTAGAGAAACATGAGGCAGGTGTAACCAGTGGCAAAAAGTCCTGATGACTTTGATATGCTTGTACGCAAGGCAAAAACCCTTGCAGAAGCCACAGGTCGTTCCGAAGAAGATGTTCTCGCTGACCTTATGGATGACGGTGTGCTTAATGAGTCTAACAAAGAAAAACGTGACCTTGTATCTGAACTAAAAGAAGCAGCCGAACTTATCAATACCGTACAGGCAATCAACAAAGAAGTATCTGATAATAAGGTGCTAAACGGCAACGGTAACTCAACTAACGTAGAAATCGACACTACGTTAGAAGGAGACATAGTAGACCGGGCCATCGAATCTGTTCAGCGCAAGGCTGAAAACATCAAAAAAATACTAATACTAATTTCCCCGCTTTTCCTAATACTAGGTGGTGGTAGCCTAGAAATGTTTGGTATTACAAACATGGTTGGTGACGATGAGCCTGATGATTACGATGATACGTATTATGAGGTTTGGGGATGCACTGATTGGGATGCAGATAATTATGACGAGTATGCAAACATGGATGATGGCACTTGTTACTATCCTACATATGGCTGTACAAATGATGCTGCTCCTAACTACAATCCTGACGCTACCGAAGATGATGGTTCATGTGAGCCAAATCCACCCCCACCAAGACCGGGCTGTACGGACCCCGAAGCCGAAAACTACGATGATGATGCACAGGAGGACGATGGCTCTTGTACCTACGAAGAACCAGAGCCTATCTACGGATGCACTGACTCCGAAGCAAATAACTATCAAAGCGAAGCAGAAGAAGATGACGGCTCCTGTGAATATGATGAGCCGGAACCAGAACCAGAACCAGAACCGGAGCCTGAGCCGGAACCAGAAAACAATTGCACAGTAGCCATAACTAATCATTATAGGGGTCATGTACAAGATGATGAAGAACAAGATGCTATCTTACTAGCATTTAGAATAGTTCCTAATGATTGCGATGACGAAATCTTAGAAATAGATATTGATTTGTATTCCCAAGGAAATGACGATGACCCCGACTATACTTACTTTGTTACTGTAACTGGTGATGAAGTACACGATATATCCCATACATTTGATGATGTAGACGTAGGTGCTTGGATTCCTAGAATAACCGCATCTATTGATGATGAAATACAAGAAAGGGTTTGGTTTTGGGGTATTGATGTAGAAGAACAAACTTGTGAGATTAATCTATACGGTATTAACATAGGAACTAACAATACCTCTGCGGTTGTATTTTATGACCTCGATTGCGGAACAGAGCAGAACAACCTTGACGGTTACAATGTATCTGTACAGTTCCTTGTATATGCTGTCAACTCAAGTAACGGAACTAACCCCCCTATTGAATATAACACTTCTTTACATTATGTTCAAGGTTATGAAGATGATACGCATATGCTTCGTCTAAGTAACTTTACTGATGGTAATTCTACACACTATGATTTTTATTGGTATGCTATATGGGAAGATGCAGATGGAGAGCAGCAATTTATTGAGCGTACTTGGTTAGATAGAGAGTTAAATCCTTGAGGTGGCAAATGTTCGACATCTTACAAGAAGTCGAACTAAAAGAAAGGCTAAAGGACTTTCAAAGTTCTACTGATAAAGGCTATCCTGAATCTGTAACGCCCCTTACATACTATACTAAAAAAGAAAATAATGAGATTTTAGCCTACTCTTCTTTTTCTGATATGGGTAGTTTTTATTTTGTAGGCAATACTTATGTTATGCCACACAGTAGAGGACAAGGTATATACGGTAGATTACTAACTAGCAGAAACAAACATTTGTCTGACAAACCAAAAGTTACTCTTGTAAATCCTATTGAGGGTACAGATATACAAATACTAAAAAATCAAGTTGCTAAACAAGGGGGTGTAGAAGTTACTTGTTATGAAGAAGTAGCAGATATAATGAGCAAAGACCTTTACAAAACACTATGTTGTTTGCCAGTCTACATATACAGGTGATACCATGCCGGACCCGAAGCCAAACGAGAGTCGGGATGACTATATGGATAGGTGTATGGGTGACGATAAAATGGTAGACGAGTTTGGTAATCCAAGTCAAAGAGCGGCTGTATGCAACTCTTACTTTGAAAGGGGCGAGGCAGCAGAAGAATACGAAGATTGGGGAGAAAATGCTACGGCGGCAGAATACAAAGGTCGTAGTGTAACACTTAACAAGCCTTTTAGAACACCTAACGAAAGTAAAAAGTTTGGTGTGTATGTTAAAAATCCTAGTGGTCGCGTAATCATTGTAAGATTTGGCGACCCTAACATGGAAATAAAACGCGACGACCCAAAACGACGTAAGGCATTTCGTGACCGACATAACTGCGATACTGCAACAGATAAGACTACTCCTAGATATTGGTCATGTCGTCAATGGCGTGGTGGTTCAAAGGTAGAGGCAAAGTTTTCAGTTTGTTCTAGTTGTGAAACACAAACTGCTTGTGCCGAAGCAGAAAGTTGTATGGGTAATGCAGAGGCACAAAAAGACCCACGTTCTACACCAGCCCCACCAAAAGATAGAAAGAAAGGCTCTAAGAAAAACAAGCCGGGTTCTGCTAGGCCGGGCGGTAAAATTACTTTTTCAGAAAGTGTTACTAAGTCACTACAAAAGAAAGTCAAAGAACACAACGAAAAATCAGATAAGAAAGTTACTCTTGGTAAGTTAAAGGCTGTATATCGTAGAGGTGCTGGTGCTTACTCTACTTCTCACAGACCGGGCGTATCAAGGGCTGCTTGGTCTATGGCAAGAGTTAATGCTTTCCTAAAATTAGTTAGAAGTGGCAAACCATCTAATCCTAAGTATGTACAAGATAACGACCTTTTACCTTCTAATCATTCAAGAGCATCAGAAGAGTTGAATAATCACTCCGAAGATTTGGTGGCTATGGGCGGTTGTGATTGTAACGATGATGACTACATGGCTTCTGATGAAGAGTTAGAAATGACCGATGACGAAATTATGGAAGAAATGTTAAACAATGCAGAAGCAGCAGAACCAACTCCTAGAGCAGATGAAACACATGACGAATACATGACTAGATGTATGGACATGGGTTATAGCGAGGGTGCTTGTATGATAGCACATGAAGGTCACAAGTTCAAAGACCAAGATGAATCGCATGATAAATCTGACCACGAAGCAAAACACAAGAAAGACCATAAGGAAGATAAATATGGTTATGCAGAAGAAATTTCAGTTACTATTGATTTAGATGTTTCAGAAGTTGTTGCGGTCGTAGAGGCTACTACAAAAGAAACTATACTAGAGATACGTGGAGTTGCTTTCCACGAAGGAATGAATAAGAATAAATGGTCCCTAACTCGCGAAGGTGCAGAGATTGTGGTTGAACAAATGGTGGGAGCGGACGTAACACTCAACCATCCTAAAGCGCGTGAGGAAGGGGCGGGTTTTACCCGCAACATGAATGGTGATGTTGACGAAGCCGTTGTCGGTGTAGTCAAGCAAGCATCCATTCGTGACCTTTCCGATGGTCGTTGGGAGGTAACTTATGTGGCTCATGTAATACGCACAGAATTATTTGCTGCTCTTGAGTCTGGTCTTTGGAACCGTGAAAACTACGGAGTTTCAATAGGTGGTACTGGTATTCCTGTATCTTCTTCTGAGGACGGCATTGTGTTCGGTGAAAGGTTCCGGTTTGACCACTTAGCCATAGTGCATAAGCCAGCATATCCAAGGGCTAATATCGAATCAGTCAAGCGAATAAAGAGTGAAAAGGTAGAAATGAAAGCATCTGAAATGCTTAAGTATGACTCAATACTTGACCAAGAACAACAACAGGTGATTGCTATGACCGATGAAGAAATGAATGACGCTGACAGCGAGATGGAGTCACTTAAGGCTCAACTCGTTTTGGT